TAAGTGTGGAACACCTTTTAAACCACAAACACCTACTGCCCGGAAATCTAAGTGATGTGTGACAGTGTTGTGGTGTTAGTGAAAGTGTGTTATACTGTGTTTAGTGAGTGACACATAACACATGAATATAGAGAGGAGAATACAGTATGGCACATATAACACCAGAAGAAAGTCTTAGAGGTCTATTCTATATAGTCAAGGGAGACTATAAGAAGAAAGGAATTTCCTTTGTGAACAAAGTCACTGGTGATGTGAACTACATTGGAGGTTATGACCCAGAAGACAGTGAGACAACAGAGTGGTACAGGACAATATCACACATCACTGTGTATGTTGTGGTAGAGACTTTGATAAGTGTGTGGACGCTATCACAAGAATGATAAAACACTTTAAGACAAGGAAACAGTACTTCAAGTATGTGTGTAGAATCACCAGTGAGGACTACTATGAAACACACTATTTAGGAAAGCCACCACTCACACCAGAACAGAGAAGCAAGAAGTCCGAGGGAAGATGTCCAAGAGTATCACCTATAATGAAAGCACTTGAGGACGAAGTGTATAAAGTGTATGGTGATTACTTTAGAGACATAGTAGAAGAAGCAGAAGATTCTGCATACCGGGCAATTAAAGCGGATAAGCCATTTAACAAGGGAATGAAGAGACACAAGAAACTTCCGAAACCAGTAAGTGTGCAGGAAGAGGAAACAGTAGTGGAAACACCACAAACACAGAAGCCAGTGAGTAGTGGTGTGAAGCTGAAACGAGTGAAGAAACTCGGAAAGAAATAACACTCATGTAATGTGTGTAGGATAAGCTAGAACGTGATAAAGAACACTCTTAGTAATGTGGGAGTGTTCTTTTTATTGTCTATATAGGAGAGTGTATATAACACTGGAAAGTCCTTTAAATACCACACTTTTAATTACTTGTCAAGTGTTTTGTTATAGAAAATAGTCATAAAATCATAAAATAGCACTTTGCACAAGAAAACAGCGTTTCTTTTGTGCATTTTATGAATAGTCATAAAATCATTGTGAAAAGTGCTGAAAGATTTTCTGATTCTCTTTTGAGCCAAAGAAAACACGCAAGAAAAGACCCTGTAGAACGTGTTATAATGCCCGAAAAGCCTTTAAAATCAAGTGTTTTGTGCAATATGCCAGTATGTATATAAAACCCTCTGAAAAGCCATATAAAAGCGTTATAGCGTGTTTTGACAGCTTGCCAGACAGCAACACGCTTGTATAAATGCCCTTGTAACGCTCTGTAATGCCCTTTAAAGCGTTTTAATGCCTTTAGTCGATACTTTACCCATGCGACTATAAAAACGCCTTAAAACCGTAAATTTGAGCGTCAAAAAAGAATTTATGAAAAGTCATAAAAAAGTATTGACAAGCTGAAAAGTGTATGTTATCATGTAATCACAGTCAAGCAAGACAGACACACAAGCAAGACACAAGCGAGACTGTAAAAACCCGAAAACGTGACAAGCTGACTGAGTGACAGAAACGGAGCAAGTCATAGCATTGTACTTTGATAATTGAATAAGTGCTTTATTAAGTAGCAAGTCTTGAATTGGAGAAGTCGTGCATTTTAGCAGACCAAAAAGAGAGACAAGCTAAACTGGTAGAGAAAGTGAAAACACAAACTCACACACTCTTATTGTAGGTGTGAGTGCCAGCTTAAAACACTGGCACTTGCATAAGCCTATGCACTGAATACATTAAATTTTAGTGTATCGAGTGGATAGGCTTATCCAAAACACATTACAAAACAATAAGAAAAGGAGAGTGTTATTATGACAACAGCAAAAATGAACAAGGAACAGATGGTGAAATTCTTAGACGAGCATTTCAAAGAGGTTACTGACAAGAATTTGCAGGAAAGAATCACTTATACCGCAAACGCTTGGAAGAAAGACCCGGACAGTGTGAAAATCACTGACCTCAGACCTTTAGTGAAAGAGGTTGAAGCACTGTTACCAAAGGAAGAGTCCAAACCTGCTCCGGCAAATTCAGCTAAAAAGACCCTCAAAAAGTCTGCAAAGCAGGAAGAGCCTAAGACAGAAGAGACTGCTCCGAAGGAAGAGAAAAAAGCCCCGGCTAAGAAGCCTGTAGCCAAAAAGTCCGAGAAGAAGTCAGCGGTGCAGAAGTCCGAACAGTCTGGAACTGCGATTGATTTAGCAGGTATGTTCAGTGACACAATCACTACAGAGATTGGAACACTGACAAAAGCACAGGACATTAAGACCTTTGCAGACCTCAGAAAAGCATTGGAGAACGAAGAGGAAGTTTACTTCGCAATCTACTGGACTGAGAGACTTCTGAGACAGTTCGACTATGTGGGAACTATCGAAACGGTAAAGAAGCCTAAAAACTTCCCGAATGACTTGGATTTAGTGTCTTGTATTTACCTGTCAGACGAGGACAAACTCGCTGTAGGTATCTCAAGCTACACTGATATGCCTTATATCATTCAGCCGAAGGATATGACTATCACAGAAGACGGATTCCGTTACACAAGCAACATGGAATTTGAACTGTACCGACTGACTGACGCTGTGGAATAACATTCAGTGTTTCAACACTGACTCTGCACACCACACCAGATGTGGTGTGTGGGAATGAGTGCTGAAAAGTTCTCTAATAAGTGTGTGAAGTTGTAAAGGAGAGTGTTACTATGAGAGGAAACTACATGATTTATCGTTTAGTGAATGACAAAGGACAAGAAGAGACACTATTTTTCTTGCCGGAGAAAGACACTGATGAAGTTCTGAGAAGAAAGGCTTACAGACTGTTAGAACTCTTAGATTACAAGTCCAATGGGTATTTAGTGTATGCTGTTGCATACGTTGATAAGGAGACTTATCTCAATGCCAGACTTGACTACAGAGTGAAGGAGTACTGTCAGCTTGACAGAGACGAGCAGGACACAAGACGTAGAAGACTCGAAATGTCACCAGAGGTTTATGTCCAGACATTAGAAATGATACAGGACATGAAGTGGACTACACTGAAAACAATATCAATGTGTATAAGAAGACTCATGCGTGAGGACTTTGACATTCATAACGAGATTGGTATTCAGTTGTACGACCAGTACCTACAGGCAATACTTTAGTATTGATACACTGCATATCACTATACAGAGTGGTGTGCAGTAATGAGTACTAAAGAAGTACTCTTCACAGGTGAGTTAGTGTTTAGTGAAAGGAGAATACCTATGTCAAGTATAAAAATTAGTCCGAAACATGGAGTGAATCCAACAATTCCAGTGTGTTTCTTCTGTGGTAAACCGAAGAACGAAATTGCACTGATGGGAAGAATGGGCGGTAAAGAAGACATTGAAGCCCCACGAAATTTAGTGCTTGATTATGAACCTTGTGACGAGTGTAAGGAACATATGTCTAAAGGTGTTGCTTTAATTGTAGTAAGTGACAGACAGCCGGAGGACAAAAGACCTCCTATGACAGCACAGGGTAATCAGAAAGTATATCCACTCGGAGGAATGTTAGTCATTAAGTCAGAAGCATTTAGCAATATGACTGGACAGCATTTTGAAGATGGAGACAAGTGTTTTATTGACGAAGAACTTTTTCATAAGTTACAGGAAGGTGCAGAACAATGAGACCATTCTACTTGAAAGCAGATGTTGACGGAAGAAAGACACCACTTGCAGGAGGACCTGCGAGAAATGATGGCGAAATGGAAATAGAACTCCGTCAAAAGAATGATGGGGTAAGTGATTTAGCATTTAGAATCACTTGCAGAGCCTATGAAAATGAATTGGTTACAACAGTGTATGACAGTAAAGGTAGATTTGTAGCTGACTATCGTACACCGAGGTAATATAACACTCCCCAAACCACACACTTTGGTAGTGAACTGACCTTGCCTACAAGAGACCTTGTAGGTGAGAATGAGTCCATTACAAAGGCTCAATAACTAAACACATAAGAGTGAAGAAAAGGAGAGTGTTATTATGTCAAGAATGTTTGATGAAATGCCGGAGGAACTGAAAATGTTGTTAGCAGGTGCTTTATTTGGAGGAATCTCCCCCCACCGATTTTAACAGGAAGAAAGAAGATGACTTTGACTGGGGAAATCCACCTGTAGAGACTGACAAGTTCCCGACTTTAGTTCCGGCAGAAGCAGTGAAGAAACTGGTAGAAGCAAGAAAGCTGTTGATTGAAGTGAAGGATATGCTTATGTCAGCACCAGTACTTGCAAAAGCCGAGGACAAGAACGCATACGCAAGATTGCACTGCCTGTTCTTCGGTGACGAAGTGCAGGACGCTCTTGTGAATGTCAATACTGCATTACATACACATACTGATGAAATGTGTCAGCAGGTGATTGAAGCAGTAGACGAACAGTGCAAGGATAATCACAGTGTTCCTACTAAACAGGTGACAAAACTGATTGAAGGGTTTATCAAACACAAAGTTCTGGAAGATATTCTCAAGTAAGACATTGTTTGAGCATTGGACACCACAAGTGTCCAGTGTTCTATAGAGTGGCTTACGCTCTACTACAAAAAGTGTGATAAAGTGATGAAAGGAGTGTTTTAGTATGAAACTGAAACCAGTAAAGAGGAAGGAACTCAAGAAGTCTGTAGAAGTACAGGAGACACCAAAAGAGCCGAAAGGGAAGAAACCTAATAAACTTCCACCAGACGGTTATACACCTATGTTTCCACCAGTGAGATTTTTGGTGCGTGAGTATGCTTCTTTTAAGAATCCGTCTAAGGTAGTGAAAGACTACATTGAAATCAGTGTAAAAAGGTGGGATGATGATGAAGCACCTGCTTGTTGTTTTATGACTATGTACAGAGAGTCAGAAGC